GGACAGTTTCGAGGGAACCGGAGAAGTAGCGCCATAATGGCGCAATCCAATCCGAGACCTCGATATGCCTTATACCACGTCGGTTCCGAAGGTTGAAACCGCTTAACATAGTTAAGCGACAATAACTCTCGAAGCTGACATCGTCAGAAAGTGCGGCTGAAATGAACGCTTTAACAAGCGAAGGTATACGTCTCCTCCATATGAACCGTTCACCGTCAGGATGCCCGATCCCTAAACCGCCTAAAAAGGCGGGAAGGTAAATCGGGTACTTCCGGTACCGATTGTAAAACTCTCGGTAAACGGCGTATTGAAGGCCGCAAACCTCTCGCCCTATTCGGTAATACCGAAATTGGGCGGATAGATAGTTTGCGAACGACAGTACGGGATGAACGGACTTACGAGGATCAAGATCAGAACTTTTGGCGAAATGCCTTACTTTAACAGTATCGAAATGCCGAAGTCTGCGACTGAGGGGGCGCTTAATAAGCGCTCCTTCTTCGCAAAAGACAGCAAAATCTCTACTAATAAAGTGGGCTCCGACCGATAGCCTCATCCCTAAGCACGATATAATCGTGCCATAGGTTTTGGCTACCTCAAGAGGGACGACCGCTATTAGGTCGTCTCCCTGGACTTTCGATGCGAACCGCTTACAATCGTGAATAAAAGCGCTGTAAAACAGCGCACATATGTTCACGAGGGTAAGCAGAACGTACGTAGTCGGGTACCCCATTAGGATACCCGAAGTCTGCCGGACGAAGTCATCGCCTCCAGTTTCGTGGTTAAAACCAGTGTAGTTCAAATCACGACCGTCAATGCATAGGAATAGGAACTCGGCTAACCAGCCGAAACCTATTCTTTTAAACCATACACTAAACGCCTTTAACGCATCCCGTAAATACGGGAGCAAGGCGTAGGTGTCGGTTGCATTGGTCAGGTCGGATGACAAAACTACAAAACCGTCGGGTACGATACCGTTGCGCTGAACAAAATGCCATAAGCTGGCATGATCAGACGCGGTTGATTCGGGCAACGATGTTAACGCTGAGAACATCAGCGAACGCATCAGATGCCCTATCAACACGGTTTCGAAGATTTCTACCGTGACAACGCGAGCTTTG